TCCAGCTGCCGTACCCGACTACGTTTGGGATGAGCTAATAGGTCACGCTCGTAACCACACAGCATACACCCACCAGATCGGCTGGAGACCCGACATCGCAATGCAGTCAGCGGACTCATACGAGGAAGCTCTGACTCACTGGGCAGCTGGTCGTCGCACCTTCAGGGTCGTATCAGACATACTCAAGGTCGATCCAACACGCGAGGTCCTATGCCCCGCATCCAAAGAGGCAGGCCGTCGAGTACAATGCGCCGACTGCAAACTCTGCAACGGGTCAGCAACTGGAACCAGACCTCGAGCATACGGGTCACAACCTAAATCAATCGCAATAGTGGAGCACTAATCATGAACAACACACGCAAAGTAACCGAAGAGTGGGTCGATGGCCCACGCACCTTCACCGTCGTAAACTGCAGCTGCGGTCAGGAGGTTCACTGCTACAGCACATGGGCCAACGACTGCGAGGGTTGCGGCACAGAGTACAATGGGGGTGGGCAAAAGCTCGCCCCTCGATCTCAGTGGGGAGCAGAAACAGGGGAGGCATGGTATGACATATAAGAGGAGGGGCTTCGGTCCCTCCTTCAACTACGTCAAATAAGGAGTCGCCTAGTCGGCGACAATATTTAAAGGAAAAAAGGAGTCGCCTAGTCGGCGACAATATTTAAAGGAAAAAATTGAGTGCTGACGCACACACTGTTTCTTGTCCTCGTTCCTCGGACGCGGAAAAGCGCGACAGAGCCGCAGAGCTCAACAAAAAGCCGGCGACAGAGCCGCAGGGCTCGCCGACAGAGCCGCAGGGCTCACAAATCTGCAACCGCGCAAGCGTAATGAGCAGCCGATAACTCCTCCAACGCAGCCCAAACCTCCCCCTTGCCCGAAAAAGACCGACCAAGGCCCTCGAAACTAGGCGCTTGGGCCACGGACATCGCTTCTCGGCCCTCGATTAAGTGTATTTGCTTCGAAGAGAGGGAGTTTATTAAGAAGAATGAGAGGCCGCCACGGGCGGCGTACGATGTATGCCAGGCAATCTGGTGAGGGGAGTGTTTTACGATAAACTTATTTGCTACCTTCAATTCTAGCCAAAACGGAAAACCGTTCAGCATACAATGCACATCAGGCACACCGCCTCCGGCCCTGTTCTCAATCCTCTGGGCGTACCCTTTTGGTGGCATGCTGCCCTTCAATATATTCCAAAATCTCGCCTCTGGTCCCTTGCTCATTTGGTGTCACATCCTTCATGGGTGTACCTTCAATCTGAAAAGCTTGGGGGTACTGTTGTTGCAAGGCAGCCAATCGAGCGGTGATCTCATCTCGGCTCATCTGATCCATCGTGTTGATGTTCTCTCTCCGGTCGATGGTAAGACCACCCAGAGCGGAACGAATTTTCTCTGCGTTGATGGCGCTGGAGTATTGCCCCGCCTCTTCGGCGCCGCGAGACAGATCGTGCAGCCGTTTAAGCTGGCCTATGGTGCTCACACCATACTTGCGCTCCCGCTCTTCTCTCATCTCTTGGATGCGCTCCAAAACGTGAGGGAAGTCTTCCCCGTTTAGCATCTTCGCTGCGTACACATGAGATGTGGCTGCGGCAAACCCAGCGCGACGAGCACACTCTGCATTCGAGTAGATGCCTTCGGTGACCAACTTACAAAAGGTTTCCTGTCTGGGTGTGATCTTTCCCTTGCGAGGGTCGGGCCTACCATTGGAGCGGATGGCTGTCCCCTCGGGGTACACTTTCTTGACATACTTTCCCACTGCGTCCTCCAGAACGATTACTTGTTGGCACTATACAACAAGGGGCGCCGCCTCTTCAAGAGGTGAGTTTCCTATAGGGGTTTTCCAGATCCATTTCCTAAATCCGAAAGCAAAGACATCAGAACAAGATCCATTATTGAACTCGTTACAGCTCGTTACAGCTCGTTACAAACCATTTGTAACGGATTAGGATAGAAACACTGAGTGAATACAACACATTAAAACACACAACTCACCCTCGTTACACTCGTTACACCATTTTGAAGATTTCAAAAAAATAAAAAACAAAACTCCCAGCCAGAACCCTATAGGGAACTCAGAAATCACCCCTAAATCCCTGCCCATAAACAGAAAAAACCCGTTACACACAGGTGTAACGGGCTGTAACGAGTGTGACGAATCACACTATCAGTTATGTAAAGAGCACCTAATTTTTGTACAGGCCCAAGGTCCGAGGCACAAGAACTTTTCACCATTATCCCCAAAATAATATTTGACGCGGCCTTCTATTGTTGATAGACCACAAGTAGACGGGGGTCATTCTCTGTCTTTCACTTACAAAGGAGCAAGAACCATGAAACTAGAACTAAAGAACATCAAGCATACATCTTGGGCATCTGAAGAGACCCACTGTTACCAAGCCTCATTATATGTGGACGGAAAGCCTGTTGCTATTGTCAGCAACGATGGGCATGGGGGCGCGGACCGTGACTACCCTCACCCTAAATTCAAGGGCGATTACCGTGCGCAGATGCGTGATGTGTCTCGTTACTTCTCAGGGTTACGCCGCACGGCTGTGACCGAGTGGTCTCCAGAAGGCATGGAACAGTGCCTAGAATTTTGGTGCTGTGATCAGGTCAACGATTGGCTCAGTGCTCGTGAGTTGAAGAGCAAGTTGAGGAAGGAGTTTCTGTTTCAGTTAGCTGACAGGGTGGGTGTGTTTGCTCACAAGACGCGGCCTTCCCGTGCGGCGGGTGTTGCTGTGGTTTTGAACGACCTTCCTTTTGACGAGGCGTTATCTATCTGGAAGGAGACAGCGTGATGAGCAATCTAACAGAAGCCACCGATTTGATATCTAAGTTATGGTTTGATGATGCGTGGACCGCGTACAGTTGTGACACCTACAGAACGCACACTGATGGCAGTGTTCATTACACTGCCGAGGCGCAAGAGTTTTACAATCATATTGAGGATCAAGTTAAGGGAATCCTGATTGGTTATTTCGTGAAGGAGAAATCAGATGTCTAATACAAAAATAGTTACGTTCCAAGTAGTGCGCCAAGAGACTTGGTATCCTGAGTACGAGGTTCCTGCACATTTAGAGGGTGATGAGTTGATAGAGTACATCAGCAACGAGGCCCCTGCTTCGGTGTTCGATGAGATGTGCAACAAGAACACGTTGGACACTGAAACTTATATTCAACCTGTGGAGGAAGTGTAATGCCTAATCATTGTTATCAACAAGTGTACCTTCGGGGCCCGAGCCATCTGATCCATCACCTACATCTGGCGTTGTCTAAGTCGGAGCCAGAGTTTTGCAGCACGATTGCGCCGATGCCGTTTGAGTTGTGGGCCAAGGAGACGCAGCCGGATCAGGTGCTGCCTGAGTGGTATAAGTGGAGGTGCGAGAACTGGGGTACGAAGTGGGATGTCTGCGGTTCAGACATTGACGAAGATGGTCTTGAATATTCGGATGATAAGAAGGTTGCGTGGTTCTCGTTCCGTTGTTGGACTGCTTGGGGTCCGCCTGTTCCTGTGTGGGATCGTCTTCATGCGATGGGCATTGAGGTTGAGGCTGAGTACCAAGACGAGGGTGAAATGTTTGAGGGTGCGTATTCTCACGGCGAGGACAATTCATGGGAGCCGGATTTAGAAGAGGAGGCAGTGTGATGAGTGATCATGCTTATGATGAGGGATACCGAGCAGGAATGCAGAAGATGCGTGAGGTAGGGCAAAGTAAAATTGCAACACAGCGCAACGAGATCGCGCGGTTAACCCAGAAGCTAGAAGCGTTAACCAAGGACAAGGCTGCGTTAACCAAGGACCTAAAGTGGATGAGAGGAGAGAAATGATCATGCAGACGATACCTAGAAAAATCCATCCTGTGTTGCGGGACGAGCTCAAAGAGCTGCCGGACACATGGGAGGTAGTAAAGAAGAAGGATCACTATTTTCTTCTTCATCAAGGGCGCCGCGTTGCTTGCGTAGCCAACAATTCGTCAACACAGGACGACTACCAAGCAAAGAAAAGCCTTCACACCATTCGCCGATACAAAAGGGAGAGAGTAAATGACTGAGCGTGAGATGGAAGACCTATTAGACGAAGTGTTTCGCAAAGTGTTCGGGGAGAAGTGGTGATGGGTAAGTTGAGTGGATGGTATGAGGGTGAGAACGGCGCGATCCAGTTCTATGTCCAAACGAAAGAGGGAGAGGACATGGTTGACGCCCTTGGTCAGATGTATGCGGAGGACCCTGACTTCGGGGATACTGACATGGAGGTTGAGTACGATGGCGAGGACGTCACTGACGAGGTTTATGGGATCATGAAGCAAGTGAAATTTATAAAAATAATGGGAGGAAATAGTGATGGGTAAGATGAAAGAGGAGTTCATGCGGCTGCAAGAGACGCCAATCATGGAAGCGTGTTCCGAGTGCCAAGGTGCGGGAACCGTGGAGGTAGAGGTTGCGATGCCTCACAATGCGGGTCGTGACATTGGTGAGTTGTATTGTGAGTTGGAGACTTGCGATGCTTGTGGCGGCGGCGGTGAGGTTGAGCGTCTGTGTGGTTGCGGTGAGTGGGTTACGATGATCATGGGCGAGGATGCTATTGTGTGTGAGGAGTGTGCAAATGATGGATGACAAGGCACTGTCCCCTGCGGACGAGGCTGACCTCCGCTATCTCCGCAATCAGGTGGATCGTTTATCCGAGCGGCAATATCGCAAGGATGCTGGGCCAAATGCTCACAATGAGTATTGGCATGCAAAGGAGGACCTTAAAAAGTTTGTCAGTAAATTACGCCAAGAAGGAAAGAACATATGACCGAGGTGCGAACAAGACGAGAAAAGTTTGAGGATTTCTACCGCGAGTGTTGGCTCAAGCAATTGAAGATCGACAGGGTACACAATCCGATGGCGCGGGAGGCAACGCCTCAACAAAAGAACGGAGCGAGGACCGGGCAGTTTGGCAAGATGGGCGGCAGACAGAAGCTCAAGTTGTCAAGGGATGCGGAGATCATCAACCGGATGTTGAAGCAAGGCATGTTAATGCGAGAGATTGCGGACATCATGGGGATTTCGCAACAGGCGGTGTCCCAAACTAAAATCCGCTATGGATTACCAAGGTCCGATGAAGAAATCACGGGCGTCAATCAAGAGAAGTAAAAAGGAACTATTAGTGGAACGTATGATAAAAGAAATAGAAGTGTTTGTGGATCAGATCACTTTGGTGGGCAGCGCCTTTGCTGCTACGCACGAGGGGGAGGCGGTGTTTATCAACAGCCGCATCGTCACTGCCGTGGGGATAGAGCACGGGGACAAATTGAAAGTGCATGTGATCCCGAACTATGAGGACAAGAGGGACAGCGTCCCGTGGCGAGCACTGAAGGCCATGGTCCAAGGTTCGATATTCGAGGACGTATCTGACGAGCCCGAGGACGAACCTGAGTTGGAGCCAGTGCCCGAGCCTCAAGTGACAATGTCTGATCGCATTATAGATTTGCTCAGTGAGAGCGGCCCGATGCGGTCATCCACGATTGCGGAGCACTTGGAGATCGACAGCTCTGATGTGTCTTCGATGTGCCGTGGGCTGAACAAGCTGGGTAAGGTGGCAGCGGCTGAGATATACGGGGACCTCAACAACTCTCGCCCCTCTCACATTGTCTGGGCCTATGACATCAACGACTTTGACAACTTATAACGACTCAGCCGCAGGGCTGCATTAACTTAAAAAAGGCGACCCCTCGGGGTCGCCTAGTATGGAGAATAGTGAACACCTTTATGGTATCACACTTCTTCTACATTCTCTAGAGCCTTGCGAATTAAGACGGAAAGTTGCCGTGCCATGGACCGTTGTTCGCGGTCCGCCAGTTGCCGTAACTTCTCATGGTCCTCGAGTAGAAGTCCCACATTTCTGAACTTCGGCTCTTCTATCGTGCGTGATTTGCTCATGCCACCCTCACTACTTGTTGTCTGTATCTACCGCACTTGGGCGTTGGTTGCAACCACGTTTACGCGGATTGATAGAGTTGCGCAATTGCTCTGGCTCGTAGCTTTTGTTTCGGATCTCGGTGACGTCATGTTTTTTCATGTCACGGAGCAGCGCCGTTGCGACACCCTCATGGAACCCAAGCTTCACCATCTCGGCGGTGGCTGTCTTAATTGTGCGCAGCCCCTTCTTGAAGTCAACGAACACCTCGATGATTTCATCGTGTTCCTCTAGTCTGTCGGTCATATCAGGTCCTTTCTCGGTTTGAGGGTGAGCCATTCTCTGGCCTCTTCGCCCAGAACTTTGGCGCCGATGTCGATCTTCGAGCGCAGCGCCGTTACAATCTTCTCATCGATGGAGTCAGGACAAATCAGATCGATGTATGTCACTGGGTTCACCTGCCCAATCCTGTGCGCTCGGTCTTCACTCTGCATTCTGAGCTCCAGATCATAAGAGTTGGCGTAGTATACACATAAATTTGCTTCTGTCAGCGTCAGCCCATAGCCAGCGGTGGCAGGGTTACCGACAAAGAACCGCAGCGGGTGGTCAGGATCTTGGAAGTTACGCACGATATTGTTGCGCTCTTCATCCGGTGTGTCCCCAAAGTAGGATGCTGCGGACCCTTCACCAAAAGTCTTGTTAAGCATTTCGGTGATCTGTTGGATGTCGTAACGAAACCGAGACCAGATGATTGCTTTGCCGTCATGTTCCTCCATGATCTCGGCCAGTGCATCCATGCGCTTGGATGGGAAGTACACCATCTCATCATCGTCGGTCTTCAGGTGACCGGACAGCACTTGCTGCATGCGTAGTATCTGGGTGATGACCGCAGGTGCGGTGACCAAGTCCCCATTATCAAGCATCGTCAGCGCCATGGTCCTCAATTGCTCGTACATCTTGAACTGTTCGTCAGACATGGGGACGTACCTGGCGGTGAACGTCTTCTCGGGCAGGTCCAGGCAGTCCTTCTTCAGGACCCTGAAGCTGTGCTTGTTCAGGTTATCCCCCAGCTCATCGAGGTTGCGGTATCCGACAACCTGCTGGAAAGAGTGGGCGCCCATCTTGCGTTGCTGCGTGACGGCGTACCTACCTTGGAATGCGTAATAGGAATCGTAGCCCAAGAGCCGAGGTCCGAGGAACTCGAACTGAGAGTATGCATCCATTGGCGACTTGGTAATTGGTGAGCCTGTCAGGATGCGGCGGTACTTGAAGCCGGATGCGATCTTCATCAGAGCCTTGGACCTCTTGGCCTTGTGGTTCTTGATGGTTGTGCTTTCATCGATGGCGATCAGTCCGCGGCTGCCGAATTTCTTTGCCAT